AGCGTTGGCTGACTCGATTGCTGTTTTGCGGTTGTGGCAGGCAACGCACAGCCCCTGAAGGTTTGCCATGTCGAACCGAGCACCCCCGGCTTTGACAGGCACGACATGGTCAACGACGGTGGCTAGCTTTACACGTCCAAGCACGCTACAGATTCTACAAAGTGGATCTTCTGAAAGGACAAGCTTACGAAGCCTGCGCCAGGTGGTTGACTGATAAAAGTTAAGTTCGGTGTCAAAAAGCCGCCGCGCCCGTCCATAGTCGCGATGAACCATAGCCTGATGGTGATCGCAGTAACCAGGCTGCGCGACAACCGCTGCACAACCTCGATATCGACAGGGCGTTGGGGCTCGGCGAGCCATGGTTAGTCATGTGCAAAAAGTTGCGGAACATTCGCAGATACCACTTGGCTTTCCCAGCGAACTGAGCGTTCATAGGAACACCATCACCCAACGAGAGGACTCGCCCGTGACTTACCGCAACACCGAATTCAGCGTCGAGGAGTTAGGCTTTATCCAAACCGCTCTCAATAAGGTCCTTGCGGCCGCAGCACGCGGTGAGTTCGATCTCAACCGCTTGGCACGGGAAGAGCTTGCCGCTCGCGGCCTTGACCTCCACGGCAACTGGGTGGGTTCCGATCACGCACGCCAGATCCACAAGCTCGAGGGAAAAGCTTGATGGACGGCGGAGCGCTCCAGACTTTATCGTTCACTTAATAACTCACTGCAACTTCGTTCTAAAACCATTGCCGTTTGCGCGGGGTCAAGCCAAGGGGCTTAACCCGTAGCTCGTACTGCGACCGCTTGTGGATGATTTTTCGAGCACGCCGCGCTCTAGCAGTTCGGTGATGTCGCGCAGTGCCGTGTCCTGCGAGCACTTTCCGATGGCCGCCCACTTGCTGCTTGTCAGTTTTCCCTCGAAGCCATCAAGTAATTTGTTCATCATTTTGATCTGTCGATCGTTCATCGGTATGCCTGCCCAGTGCTGCCAGAACCTTGCCTTGCCCAACACCTGTGCCAGTGTTTCTTCAGCCCCTTGCAACGCTCGCAGCAGACAGACCAAAAACCATTGCATCCAATCGGTGACATCCATGTCACCTCTTTGAGTAGCTTCAAGCCGGTCGTAGTAGTCGTTGCGCTCGCGCTGGATCTGGGCCGACAGGCTGTAGTAGCGCTGTGTCGATTCATCGGCACGGGCCAGTGCCATGTCACCCACCGCCCGTGCGATACGACCATTGCCGTCCTCAAAAGGATGAATGGTCACAAACCACAGGTGTGCGAGGCCCGCCTTGATCACCGGATCATCGTGCTGCTCCCCATTGAACCATTTGAGGAAACCCATCATTTCGGCATCCAACAAGTGGGCTGGCGGTGCTTCGTAATGGACCTTTTGTCGATGGATCGCTCCGGAGACCACTTGCATCGGGCCCTGCATATCGTCGCGCCACTGGCCGACACGAATCTTCGTCAAGCCGCTATAGCCGGTTGGGAACAAGGCTGCGTGCCAACCGAACAAGCGTTCCGCGGTAAGGGGTTCCTGGTGCCTTTGAGTTGCATCAAGCACCATGTCCACGACGCCGTCCACCTGACGGTCTGTGGGCGCTAGGGCACCGATGTCCACACCCAGACGTCTGGCAATCGAGGAGCGAACCGAGTCGGGGTTGAGCGTTTCGCCTTCGATTTCGCTGGTCTTGAGCACGTCCTCAGTCAGGACGCGCAGCGTGGCTTGATCGCGTAAATTCATTCTCAGATCGTGCATCCGACCCAAAAGATGACCCTGTGCCTTGTGCACCTGAGCGAGCCAGGGTGCCAACCGCTGGCGGTCATAGTCCCAGTGCGGCCAGTCGTTACGCTGCCATAGGTAGCGTTTATCTCCGCTTTTCATGCGGTGATAGTGACTCCTATTCACCGCAACGTCAAGATAAACACCGCATGTTTGGCGCTCTTAACCCAATGGATTCACCGCGTCTGGGCTCATAAGATGTCAGCCATCGGGTAACGGTTTCAGCGAAGACATCAGGTCGGACGGTTTCATACGTCAGCCCCCTCAGCGTGCGACGTGATCGCCATGGCTGCCTGTGCAGCTGCGAGGCTGTTGAAGCTGACACCATCGGCACGTATTGCCTCTTTCCCCGTCCAATCCTGCCATCGCTGCACGATGACATCCACGTACTTCGGATCGAGTTCCATGAGCCGGGCTCGACGCCCAGACTTCTCACAAGCCATGAGCGTTGTGCCCGAACCCCCAAAGGGGTCAAGCACCAGATCGCGCGTCTTGCTGCTGTTTCTGATCGCACGCTCCACTAACTCCACGGGCTTCATGGTGGGATGCAGATCGTTTTTGGCAGGCTTTTTGATCTGCCACACATCGCCCTGATCGCGTGCCCCGCACCAGTAATGATCGGTGCCATCGCGCCAGCCATAGAGAATCGGTTCGTATTGCCGTTGGTAGTCGGCACGTCCGAGCGTAAAGGTGTTCTTCGCCCAGATGATGAAGGTGGACCACTTCCCGCCGGCCGCCCGAAACGCTGCCTGCAAGGTATCGAGTTCGCTCGAGGACATCGCGATATAAACCGCGCCCTTGGTCCGCGTCAGGATGTTGTCGCAGGCATCAAAAAGGAAACTGCCAAAGCCTTCGCCCAGGTTGTCATTCATGATGGGGCGGTTCTTGCCCCGAAACTTATCTTTGGCCGTGTTGGCATAGTTCACGTTGTAGGGCGGATCGGTGAATGTCATATCGACCAGCTCGTAGCCAAGCAGTGCCTTGAAATCATCGCACTTGGTGGCATCGCCGCAAAGGAGCTTGTGTTCTCCAAGTACCCAAATGTCACCGGTTTTAGAGCGTGGATGTTCGCTCAGTGCAGGTACCGCATCCTCATCGGTGAGTCCGTCCTTCTCAGTCTCATCGCCCGCAATCAACGCCTCCCACTCGTCTTGCGAAAACCCGGTGAGCGCAAGATCAAAGCCTGCCGCCTGAAGCTCTTGTAACTCAAGCCCCAGCAGTTCATGCTCCCAGGATGCGTTCTCACCGATTTTGTTATCGGCAAGGATCAAGGCACGGCGCTGGGTCTCGGTCAGATGATGCATCGATACCACCGGCACCTCGGTCAGTCCGAGTTTGCGGGCGGCAAGCAACCTGCCATGGCCTGCGATGAGATTGCTTTGGCCATCCACGATCAGCGGAGCACCCCAGCCAAACTCCCTGATGCTTGCTGCGATTTGCGCCACCTGCGCATCGGAGTGCTGCTTGGCGTTTCGCGCGTAAGGGATCAGCGACTCAAGTGGCATGTACTGCAACGTTAGGGATTGATCCATCCTGAAAGCCGTCGTAAAAAAACCCGACGGCATCATGGATGCAGCGGGCTTAATAAGTTCTAGATCTTGGGAGACGCTTCTCTCGCAAGCATAGCGAGAATGTAGCGCAATTTCTCCGAAAGTAGGACACATTAAATTTTTCGCTTCGTACGCATCCTTAGGTTCGATACCGATCTAATACGCATCACCTGTTATCGGTCCGCAATCTCCTTTAGGCTTTTCGACTGGCCATGTGACCGTCAACTTCCTGATTCACCTGCATGGCGATATGCATCATGGCGTAGCGCCAGTGTCGCCATGCTGTCTTGCCGCTACAGCCGAACCGCTTGCCAATGCTGACCCAATCGTGTCGATCAGCTCTCATCCATACCAGGTGACGCGTTTCTTCAGGCAACCACTGAATCCAGCGCATGGCTTCAAGCATGTGATCGATATCAAGCGGGGTCGGATAAAACCGGATCAATCGCTTCTCGTCGCTTGCAAAGCGTTCGTATTCTGTGCGCGCAAAGGCTGGCCAAACGTTATAAAAGCCCTGAACGCTCGCCCGAGGAAGACGACGCGCCGTGCGTCTTGCGTGCAAAAAACGTGAGGCAATATCCTCGATCTCATACGCATTCATGACACCCCCTTAATTGAGCGCCGTATGGGCGATTGAGTCGACCCGTAGAGACGGTTACCGATTTGCCTCACGAATTCTCGCTCCAGGATGCCGAGGCGATCGTCCTCATGCGAAATCACAAGAATCTGGTGATCGCGCCACCCCTCCCTTTTAATCGCCTCTGCGTCGACTCGCGTCGCTTGCAACGGTGCAAGCGATGATCGAATCTTGGGATGTCTCAATCGGTTGAACGATCTCATGTTCATCTCAAATATCTCCCTCATCGATAGCCCAGTGCAAAAGCGCCAGCGCGTCCGCTTCATTGGAATCAGTGACCGGATGTCCCGCGATACGCATCGCTTCCATCACGCTCGCTTTGCTTGCCCGACCCATACCTGTTGCATGCCGCTTGATGGTCCCAACGGGAACACCGCGATAGGCAATGCGATGGTGCTCACACCAGGAGGTAAGCGTAGCCAGCAGTCCCCCATAGACGTGCGCAGCGTCTACCCCAAGGTGGCGTCGCACTTCTTCAAAGTAGACGCCGTTGATCTCGCCCGCAACCAGGCGGATCTCCCCCAGCCAGCGCTTGAAGCGGAGATACCGCATTCCGCCGCCCTCAAAGCGCTGGGGCTTGAAGTGCACAAAACCGTGGTTGAGCGAGGCATCGCCAAGCCGCAAAGCCCAACCCGTGGTGGTACCCAGATCAAGGGCAAGAATCGTCGAATGCATCGTTACATATCCTTTGGCGTGCGGACCTGACGGATCGGACAGGCTTTCCGGTAATGCTCCGTGAGGCGCGCGCACGCACGCGTATAGAGACTTACCAGCAAGATCGTCAGATCCGTCAGTCCATGTGGTTTTCATGAGGTTCATGGGTCGATAAAGGGTGGTTGGTGCGCTGGGTTTGAGGCCTTGAGGCCAACGCCGCGAAAGCCACGAAGGCCGATGACGTTGCGCCACTTCTCAACGCCTCGACTCACGAGCAGATCGGAGAAGCGCTTTTGGGAACCGACAAACTCACCAGCCGCATCGGCCCACTGCTTCCAGTCCGCAAAGAGGTCCGAGGTCAGCGATTTCGCATTCGATGCAAGCACGCAGCGTTCATCGAGCCAACGCCCCAGCGCATCTTCGCCTTCAAAGTACGCCTCCGTTGCATCAAGCACCTGTTGCGGCGGATCAAGCCTTCCCAGACGCTGCCAGGCGAGGCATCCTTCGACGGCCCAGGCCAGAATGCCGTCACGCTCGGCCAAAAGCTTTTGCTGAAGGTTTTTGTCGCGCTTTTCGGGCGGGATCGTGATCGTGAAGGGAATCAAGTGCAGTCGGCGCTTCATCGCCTCGTCAATGTTGCGGATCGCAGGCTTGTGGTTACCGGCAACAAAGAGCTTGAACTGCGGAAAAAACGCAAAAAAGTCCTGCCGCATGAAGCGCGCGGTGATCTTGTCGCCCCCTGTTAGATTCTTGATCTTGGACTCGGCCCAACGTCGCCCCTGCTCGGTCTCGATGGCTGTTACAAAACGCGCCCCGCGTAGCCCGGCGAGGTCGGTGGGATGCCGCTCATTGCGCGTTTCCATGAAGGTATCCATGGGTGCGTTGGTGGCATAGTCCCCGAGGATCGCGGCTAGCGTGTTTAAGAAGACGGACTTGCCATTAGCCCCGGTGCCATAAAGAAAAAACACGGCATGCTCCTGCGTCGACCCTGTTAGGGCGTACCCCACCACGCGCTGCAGATAGGCCTGCAATGGCTCATCTGCGCCTGTGATTTCCCCTAGAAACTTGCGCCACGTAGGGCAATCGCCCCTGGGCCTTGCTGTCGCGATCTTGGTCATGCGGTCGTTTCGATCATGGGCACGCTCGCGCCCTGAACGAAGGTCGGTGACACCCGCTGTCGTGTTGAGCAGCCAGGGTTCGGCGTCCCACTCCTCGGTGCTTGCTGCGTGACGTCGGTCTGCGCGGGCAAGCCGCTCGACGCCGCTCACGGTGCCTGCACTTGCCAACTTAGCTGCCAATTTGGGGTTGCCGGACTTCAACGCCGCGTGCCGACAGACGTTACGGATCAGATCGGTTGCAGCAAGCGTCTCTTCGGTCCGCCACCGGTTGCCGTCCCACACAAGCCAACGGCCCCAAGTCGCCACATATCGCCAGTCTTTGTGATACCGACGCGTGAACGCAAGGGCCAGGGCATCTTCTGTACCCCATACGGACTCATCGCTACTTGCCACCGGCTCATCGTCTTGGGCCACGTCCTGGATCTGAAGCCGCGGTCCGTGAGCAAGGAAGTTACCGATGTCAAATCCTTCGGCAATGGCGTCGGCCGCATCCCAGCCCTCGGTCGCTTCCTCTGGCGGATAGAGTATGTGGCAGGTGCGCGCACCCGCTGAAAGAATGGCTTGGGCAGCACGTGCTGCGTAGTCCCAGCCCGGCTTATCGCGATCGGGCCAAATAAGCACTGACTTGCCAGCAAGGGGTGACCAGTCGGTTTTTTCAACCGGCGCGTTGGCCCCCTGCATGGCGGTTGTGGCCACCACGCCTGCCGCAATGAGCGACTGGGCGCACTTCTCGCCTTCGACGAGAATCACCTCCGAAGCGTTGATTAGCCCGGGCTGGTTATATAGCGGCCTGGGCTCTGGCGGCACCATCTTGCGTCGCTTCGCATCCCAGGGCCGGAACTGCTTTTTGCATCCCGGGGGATCGTATCGATAGACGACTGCAATCAAATCACCGAAGGCATCTCGATAATCCCACTTCGCCGTTGCCTGTCCGAGTTCATCTAAGGGGGCCTTAGCCCGCTTGCGCTCGGGCGGTTGCACCAAGGGTTGACCCACCATGTGGCCCGCGAGCGCCATCACTTGAGCGAAGTCAGCCTGCGTATCGAGGCGGTGGTGGGCAGCGATCAAATCGAAAATATCGCCGCCATCACCGGTAGCCCGATCGGTCCACAGCCCAGCCTTTTCGCCTTCAAGAACGATCTGAAGGCTATCGCCCGGGCTTCCCAGCACATCGCCCACGAGGAAGTTGCGACCCCGTCGTTTCCCCGCAGCAAACATCCTCACCAAGACCGACTCAAGCCTTTCGATAAGGTTGCATCGAATCTGATCGCGAGTCGCCTTCGGGCTCGGCAAGTTGGTGCTTTCAACGTGGTTGAAGTCAATCATGGGAATCCCCCATGGGCATACTCAAACCTTTGATATGCTTCACTTTTGCGCGCTCCAGCAACGGTCTTGCCAGGCGCACATGCGGCACTCAAAGTGAGTGCCCGCGGTGTAAGCGCGTGGCAACAATTCTCCTGCCTCGGTGGCCGTGATGACCTTGATGGCCCGATCTGACATCCGCTGGGCGAGCGGTGCATCAAAGGCTAAAAGCTCAAGCAAAAGCTCTTGTGTATCTTTGTTTACCGCTACAAAAAGTGCCGGATTGCGACTGATCCCTTCAACTGCCGACTCCATGTAGGCCTGGTAGGTGGCGACCTGGGCGGCATAGACAGGTTTCGTGGCCGCAACCCCGGATCGTGCGCAGGCGCGCCAATGCTTATCGGCCATGGTCTTGCACTCAAAGAGCATCGGAAACCTAAGCCCAAGCGCTGCCGGTGCTGAGGTAATCACTCCATCCACGTGACCTTTTAGCCTTCCACCGGCCACAGAAAATCCAAACTGATCGCCATTGGCTTTGCGGTTATGAAGCTCAAAACCTGCAAGCCTCAGCCAACGGATAACGAGATCTTCAAAGATGTGTCCAACCTCAAAAATGCGCAACGTGCGCCCTGAAAATCCCCTCCCCTCATCGACGCTTGCCTTGGCATATTCATATTGAAGCGCACGCTCACAAGGCGCCCCAAGCCTTGAAGCACCCAGGTAGCTGCGAGGCACCTGCGCGGCGCGCTCGGTATCCAGCGCTTGATCGATCAGTTCGCAGACTTGCTGGCTAAAGCTTCGTTGGTGGTTGTAATCAAGCATCGATCGATCTCCTTCATGCATCGTTATAAACAAAACACCCAACTGCCTGACTTCTTCCGGCATGAGCTTCTGGTTCGCAGGCATCGCAATCCTCGAGCGACACCGACTGTTCGATCATTTGTATCTTTTTGAGGCCACCCTGTGCCTTCCCCTCGCACCGGCTTCCTGAACGGGGCGCTTTAGGCACCCGGCTGCGCAGGTATCGGTCAGGCGCACCCGAATGCTGTGCGAGCGATTTAGGCTCAAGCGTTTGCTCATCGCCCCCTCCGCTGCTTGTTGCCCGTTACCCTTGAGTCACTCTCCCAAGGGATGTCATCCTTGATGTCTGCAAGTGACAGCGCCACCCCACCTTCTTGCAAAGGTCCACGACTGGATTGGGCAGGCTCAAGCAGTGTTTGTGAGTTTTCAGATGCACTCACTGAGCCTGCGTGCCTCAGAGGCTGCACGCTTGCCTCGTGGTGCTCCACCATCGCTTCGGTGTAGGCCGTCACAACCGCTCTAATAACGGTAAGCGCCTCAGCCTCGGTGTAGAGCCCAAGTGGTTTTTCAAAACCGATCTCGCCGGCCGCCTCACCAAAGAACCGCAGGCATGCCCTCATGGCACCCTGTTCCACGGGCGTCGGGTCAATCATCGCCGCCTCCTGATCGGGCAGCAACCCATGATGGCCCCGCACGCAGCGACCATAAAGCGCGTGAAACGCATCCTGGCAGCGGCGCGAGCAGAACACCCAATCCCTGGAACGTCGGTGACTGTCGGAGAAGATCCTGCGCTCGTCGGCGTGGCCAAAGCCTCGCGCCTGTCTTGAACAGATCCAGCATTTCATGCCCCTTCCCTACTGGGCCCAGGCCGGCTTGCCCACGCTTGCCGGGCGAGGTGGCGAGGCTGCCATCGATCCTGGTACTGCAGCCGATGTTGCCGCGGTCGTGGGTGCCGAAAAGGAGGTCGCTCCTGAAGGTGCACTAGATAGGGTCCGGGAAATACCAAGTGCTGCGCACGCCTTGGCGTAATCGGGGTGGTCAGGTTCAACGGCAAGCTTGACCACATTCTTCTGGCCACCGCGGCCATCGTCTTCAATATCGATGTGCGCAACGAAAGTGAGCCCGTCAAGCTCATGAAAGCCAGCAATGCGCCGGCCTGCCACTGCACCGGCCGAGGTATCCTGTGGCCTCAGATTACGAGCACTGTTGAGCGCTGCCCGTATGAAGGTTCGCCCCATATTTCCCCAAGTCGGACCCTTGGCGCTGTGAAGGCCAATGTTTGACCAAAGCTTTCGCTTGGCAAAGGGGCCTTCGACGATCACAAACTCGCAAGACAGGTAGACCGAACCCGAGTCAAAGTTTTGGGTGGCGTAGCCGCCGGTCCAGCCCTGGGACGGATCGTCATAGCCGCCAGGCTTGATGGTCATGCGCACGCGCACCACCGTGCCTTTGGGGATGAGGTCGTAGCTGGACTGCTCGGCGGCAGAGTTGAAATCGAAAAAGGTCATGATCAGGACTCCTGAGAGGAAACGGATGCCGTGGTGGCGGATGGGGTTGCGCTGGAAGCGGGCTCTGCGACACTGGCCTGCGGACGGGCAAAGTCCAGGCGCTCGCTGGCGGGACGTGCGGGGCCGGCGATCTTCTGCATGAGGCGCCCGAGGTTGGGCTCCTCCACTGGGTCCAGGCGACCAGAGCGGTCCTTGGCCGGGTAGCCCCACTGATTGAGCGTGTGGCACACGAATGCGCGATAGCTGCTGCCGTCGTCAGCCTTGACCTCGGCCAACGTGACCACCTCATCAACGATGCCGGGTAACTCCAGACCAGTCTTGGAGCCATCGATCTGCAGCGTGAAAACCCGACGGTTGAAATCGTCCAGGGCCTCGTTGAGGATCCCGACGAACCACACGTTCTTGCGGCGCGTGTGTTGCAGATGGGTCA